AAGACATAATTAGTAGTAAAAAATAACATAAGAACCATAGAAAGTTAAGAATTAAATTCTGTCTCCACAAAAACTTTCTTACTCTCATGGCAGTCTCTACTTTTTTAACTGCTTTAGGATCATACTGATTACCTGTTGCTCTTATCACCTGCTCTATTACTATAGAAACAATAAGCATAATGATAAATGGTAAGAACCAGAAATCTAAAAAGTTTGATACAAAAAATAAAAACTCTTTCATTTTTCTATAACCTAAACTTTAAAGGTGACACTAGTTCAACCTGTATTGGTTTACTAAGTATCTCTGCTAATTTATGATATGCAATAGCAGTCATTACTTGTGGGGCAATAAAAGCAATCATTGCTACCACCCAAAAAAAGTAATAATAATTTTCTTTGTTTTGTGTTCTCATCGATTTATGAGTGCAGGTACGTTACCATCATCATCGTCATCATCATCCTCCTCCAAAGGATCTTCCAGTTCTAATTTTAGTTCTTCAATCCTATCTTGTAAAGCTTTATACTCCTCTAGATCGCAACTTGTTTTCTTATCAAAACTTACTCCCATCAATTGCTCACCAGGTTCAACATCTATCATCTCTGGATGAATCCTTTTAGTTACCTCTGTTGTCCATGTATCTGCATTATAATTCCTTACAGAAGTTGATCTCCATCCCGAAATAACAGAACGAACTGCCCATACTAAAAGGAAAACCCATGTTAAGGAAAAAACTATGTCTGTTACTGGATTCATCGATTAAGTAATCTTTTAATGGGTACTTGCTTTATCTTATCTATAACATCATTCTCAACTTGCTCTTTAATCTGATCAATAACATTCACATCAAGGTGCATAAAAGGAGGAATCACGCCAAGTATACGAAGTAATCCATCAAGGAACAAAGCAAGACAAGTGAATCCAAGTATCATACTAATGATAGTTGCTTCTCTGTTATGCTTTGCCATAGAGGCTTCGTCAATTCTACGTGCCTCTTCTACAGCGAAAGCAACCATTGAATCTACTTCCTCTTTAGTATAGCAAATTCTTTTAATGGTATCTTCTGTCATCTATTAGTTAATGTTATACACTATATTATAATATAGGTGTCAAGTCATTTCATGAAGGTGTGTAGATGGGCGTTCCCCCATTTTTGCTTTACGATCTCTGTCCAATTGATACAACTTGCTCATCATCTCTTGTTTCTTTTCAATATCATCTAGTTTCTTATGGACTTCTTTGAGATCAGACTCTATGGATCTGTCTGTCATTTAAGTTTTAAAATGCTTCTCTCAAACCTCCCTACCTTAATCTCACAGTAAGTTATTGATTTGAGTATTATTATTTATTTAATTTCAAAGTCTAACTTTCGGACTTTACGTTTTCTTCTTTTTTCTTGCCACTCAAGATCATGAGAAGTAAGACCTTCGGTTTCCTTCTTATCCAGTCGGGTTATCACTACCTTTTTTAGATCTACTGCTGATACAGCATCGCCAGTGATGGTCATCATGTTCGGACAACCGCACACCTGTGTTTTATTACTGCTGGTGAGTTCTGTATTACACTGTTTACATCTTACACTTAACATTGATCTTAATCTGTACGTCCATAATTGTCCTCATATCTTTCTATATCATCTTCTCCTAGATAAGCTCCACTTGATACCTCTACTATTCTTAAAGGCACTCTACCTGGATTCGATAATCTATGAACTGCTCCTAATGGTATATAGGTGCTTTGGTTCTCATATATTAAGGTTTCTTTACCATCTACTTCCACCTTTGCAGTTCCTTCAACTACAACCCAATGCTCTGCTCGATGATAATGCTTCTGCAGAGAAAGACTTGCACCAGGATCTACATGAATACTTTTAACTTTATATCTATTGCCTTGGTCAGTAACAATATAATGTCCCCAAGGTCTTTCTTCCTTTTCCATTTTTAATTATCAAATAAATGATGCTTTGAAGTGCCAGCATTATCGTTTGATATGTTTCCTATACCAGTCTCTTCAGTTTCTTCTAATTCATAACTCCAATCTTCTATCACAGTATTAGAAAGCATTCTATCAGAAAAAAGATCCATTTCTTTTCTTGCTATCTCTTCAGTCTCTGCATCAAACCAAAAATCAATACACTTACCTATTCTCAATAAATGTGGTTGAAGATTAGGAGCAATCAGATGCACATTTTTCATCACTGCATTACCAGCAGCATCCGATACAGACCCTCTTAACCTAACAAAAACTAATGCTTTGAATCTCATAACTCCCGATGCTGGACTCGAACCAGCGACATAGTGATTAACAGTCACCCGTTCTACCAACTGAACTAATCGGGAAGGTAGTGGGTGGGAGGTAGGATTAAATGTAATACCTACAAGTGAGGGGCATTGCTACATTGAGTAGATTTTTACCGCACTGTATACGACCCGATTGGTAAATCGATTCTGGAGACTCCTCCAGCGGCCACCACGCCTGTCATATCACCTTAACCAGCCTTATGCCAGCAAGTTTATTCAGTCACTCCCGTGTCAGTCCCGTCGAACCAACAAATATAATATACCACCTCTGTCAACCCTTGTCAACCCCCTTCTTCTTCTAGGTCTTCTTCTAGTGATACGATTTCTAATTCTTCTACCTCATCAAGATCAATCCAATCACCAAACTCTGCATATAATGCTATCTTATCTCCACAAAGTTCTGCATCTTCGATCTTATCAATTGCCCATTCTCTTACATGTGCAACGATATCTTCAGTTGTCTTCGGTTCCATAATAATCTTTTCTGAAGTATCTTGAGAGGATGTTACTATTATAGAACTTTGGTGTTCCGTCGTCAAGTTGCTCTGTAAGAACTCCGTTTGCAAAGAGTTGTCGGGTTTCCTCGAAGTTTGTTTTGCCCTTTGTATGATGTAGTGATAGGATAGTTCGACTAAAATTTTCTCTACCCATCTTCCCAATCTCTTCTTTAAGTTCTGGACAAGACCCATAATACTTCTTCCAATCAGATTCAGATTTTACTTTGCGTTTCTTTCCTTTCGGAGTTCTAAACTGCCAAAAGTATTTACGTCCGATGTATTCTCTTCCGTTAGTATTATTTATGATACGATATACAAATCCATAATATTCTCCTATATCAGTTGACTCAAATACTTTTCTATTATATCTCCAAGGATTCTCATACTTAATAGTCATACTCATCAAGGACATCCAATGCATTATTTAGAATGCGTTGAGCAGCACCTCTCTGACGAGCATCCCATTCAGGATACCAACTCTTATTAGCAAGACCATTCTTAATGTGATTAAGTCTTGCAGTCATGTCAATCTTCTTAAGTCTACCGTTCATGTATTCTGGATACTTGGGGAAAGGTGGGTCTGATCTCATAGTTCATTTTAATCATCCACCTACTAATTTATCATACTCGACTGCATTATCCATAATAGATTTCTTCATCTCCTCATAATCCCACTCTATTTCTTCAGAGTTTGAACCCTGTGAAGGTGTCTTTTTTGACATCTTGTTTGATTCCTCCGACGACATAAGACTCTACCTCCGTCTCTTGTGGTGCTACTTGAAGTCCTTTAGAACTAATCCAATGCTCTGTCCAAGGTAATGGATTATTCTTTGCAGGAATATCATATATTGGTTTCAAACCTATAGATCTCAATCTACGATTAGCAACCCATTCAACATACTGTTGCAATAACTTATCATTCAAACCAATCATACTACCATCTTTGAATAAGTAGTCTGCCCATGCCTTTTCTTCATTGACACACTTCTCAAACATATCATATGTCCACTGCTCTTCTTCTTTAACTATCTGAACCATGTCAGGATCATCACCCTTTCTCCAGTTGTTTAATATATTCTGCGTAATGGCAAGGTGTTGGTTCTCATCACGAGCAATAAGGGAGATAATCTTGGCTGATCCTTCCATGAGTTTGAGCTCACCAAATGCAAAGGAGCAAGCAAAAGAGACATAAAAGCGAATACCTTCAAGGATGTTAACATTGGCAACTGCACGATAAAGTTTACGTTTTACCTCTTTCATTTCTAAAACAGGTAAGGATGTGTTTAATGATGTATCAATATCTCTCCACAAACTACTCTGACCCCACTGCTGTGCTTCATTAATAAAATCATCATATGATTCTGTGACACTAGCAGCACGTTCTAGAATGCGAGGTTCTTTAATTATAGTATCAAAGACCTCTGATGGATCAGAATATACATTCTTAATCACATAAGTATAAGATCTACTATGGATCATTTCCATAAAAGACCAACACTCCATACATGCCTCTAACTCAGGTAAAGAACAGTAAGGTAAGAAAGCCATACCAGGAGCACGACCTTGTACACTATCGAGCATGATCTGGTATTTAAGATTGCTCGTATAGATGTGCTTTTGTTCTGGACGTAACGTTTGATAGTCTCCACGATCTTTCTGTAAAGATACTTCTTCTGGTCTCCAAAAATATCCCAATTGAGACTTTGTTAGATTCTCAAACTGCGGATACTTAAAGTTATCATAACGTTGAACACCAAGAGGCTTACCAAAGAACATTGGTTGCTTCTTGGTGTTTACATCTGCGGTATTAAATACCGTCATTCCTTTAATATCAGATGGCACAGGATTCACACTCCTCTTCACTACTATTTTCTAGCTCTTCAAGTAAATTGTCAAGCCTTGTCTTTCCTTGAATACCAACATCATCTATATTAGAAACTTCAAGAACATCATCGGTCTTCTGGTCATGAGTATTCTGATAGTAAGATGTCTTCCATCCATACTTATAAGTTGTCAAGAAATCATTTGCCATTACACTAGTAGGAACTTCTGAACCTTCATAGTTGACAGGATTGTAAGACCAATTACCAGAAATTGCTTGGTCAAAAAACTTCTGCATCACTGCAACTATATTAATATAACCAGTATTATTAGGTTGTTCCCAAAGAAGTGTATAATTATTTTTCAAAGTCCCATACTGCGGAACAATCTGCTTAAGTGGTCCTTTCTTTGATTTCTTAACGGACAAGTAATCTCTAGGTGGTTCAATTCCGTTTGTGGCATTGCACACAACGGAACTGCTCTCCGATGGCATCTGTGCTGACAATGTTGAGTGCCGTAAACCGTGTTCCAAGATAGATGCTCTAAGAGATTCCCAGTCATGTTGTAAAGGTTGAGAACAAATCTCGTCTACGTCTTTCTTATATGTATCTATAGGAAGGATTCCATCAGCATACTTGGTACGTCCAAAGTTTTCACAATGACCCTTCTCTTCTGCAATCTTATTAGATGCCTTTAAAAGATAATATTGGAAAGATTCTGACAATCCATGAATAGCATCCCATGCCTCTTGTGACTCATATTTATATCCAAGTTTAGCAAGATAATGTGCAAGTCCAATAAATCCTACTCCAAGACTTCTACGTGCCTTTGTAGCAAGTTCTGCTGCCTTTACAGGATATCTTTGATAATCTATTAACTCTTCCAATCCTCTTACAGATAAATCACAAAGTTCTTCTAGTTCTTCATCTGATCTTACCTTTCCTACATTGATCGCAGAAAGAATACAAAGAGCAATCTCGCCTAGATGATCATCTATATGACTGATTGGATATGTTGGTAAAGTAATCTCCTGACACAAATTACTCATCTCAATCTTATCTTTAAATGATGAGTGACTATTGCAATGATCTATATTCATAATATAGATTCTTCCAGTCTCTGCTCTCTCCTTTAATAGGTCGAGGATAAGTTCTTGTGCTCCAATTGTGGTTCTGGGGATGGATTCATCTGCTTCGTAACTGCAATATAAGTCATCAAACTTATCGGTCCCAAAACTCTCATACAGGTGAGGACAATCATGAGGGGAAAATAACGAGATTTCCTTATCTTGGATAAAACGTTCATAGAAAAGTTTACTTAACTGGATACTGTAGTCGAGTTTTCTGACTCGGTTGTCTTCTGTTCCTTTGTTGTTTTTGAGAACGATGATGTCTTGTATTTCCTGATGCCAGATAGGAAAGTGGACAGTTGCGGACCCGCCTCTAATACCGTTTTGTGTGCAACATCTGACAGTTGACTCAAATTTTTTAAGGAAGGGTACAACACCTGTGTGCTGAACCTCTCCACCTCTGATTTTAGAGTTGATTCCTCTGATTCTTCCAGCGTTAATACCGATACCAGCCCTCTGTGCAACGTATTTCCCAATAGCCATATCAGAGCTAAAGATACTATCGAGGGTATCGTCAATATCAACCAGAACACAAGATGCAAATTGACGTATGGGTGATCTGACACCTGCCATAATGGGCGTTGGGATGTTCTCTTCC